CGAGAAACACCGTGATGGTGACGATGGTCGCCTGCACGCCCGGATTGGCGAGAGCATTGCCGGCATGGCAGCAACCGGCCTGAGTGCCGCCGCCAAAATCCGAACAAGCGATCGACCAGCCGAGCGACGCGGCCAAGGCGACCCACGATGGACAATGCGGCGAGCCGAAATAGCCGACCTTGGCGCAGAGGTTCGGATACGGATCGCAGTTATCGGGCAATCCGTATTCCGCGTTCCAGAGATCGAGAGTCGTGGTCGCGGAGGCGCAGAAAAATTCATCCTTGAGCGCGCAGAACTGGCCCTCGATCCAGTTGCGCACGGTGCCCAGCGCGGCGACGAAGCCGGCCTGCACGTAGCCCGCTGGCCAATCGCCCGGCGCCGGAATGCGATTGCCGAGCGACGCGAGCCACGCCAGGAAATTGGCGATCGTGCCGCCGCCATCGTTCGCCGGCCACGCTTTGCCGCGCGGCAGCAACGCCGCGGTCGCCTGAATGCTCTGCTCGAGCGTGGGGCAGGTGAACGGCGGCCGCGCCGAGGACGGGCAAGAGGTCATCTGCTCCGCTCCGGCACTAACTCAGAACGTCACGGTCCCGAGCACGGCGATCTGTCCGGCGGTCAAAGAGGTGTTGCCGGGGGAAGCCGAGAACGCCAAGGAGTCGGTCGAGCCGGCGCCGGCGTTGGCCGCATTGGCCGTTAGCGTCAACGTGGTGCCGGTATAGGTCAGCACCGTGCCGATCTGTTTTCCCGCAGTAATGTCGTAGACGTTCATGCCGGGCACAACCCAGGGATAGCCCGAGACGTTCGGCATCGTGACGGTGGCGCTCGAGGTCGAGATCGCGCCGGCCGCCGTAATCAGGCCAGCCACCACGCTCACGGTGCCGCTGGTGACGCCCGGCGCGTTGTCGACGGCCTGCTGGAGCCATTGCTGCAGGAAGGTGAACGGGATCGCGAGATAGGGCATCGACGCGTTCGGCGTGGCGATGCCGGCGACCTGCGACAGCCGAAGGAACGCCGCCTGCAGCTCGGCGATCACGGCGGCCTGCGTCGTCGGATTGGACGGCGTCAGTCCGGTGATGATGGCATTGACGGCGACCGGCGTCGGCGCCACGACGGTGACGGTGGCCGCGGACGGCTGGACGGTTTGTATGAAGGCGGTGATCCCGGCGATATCGCCGGATTGCGGGATGCCGTTCGCATAGAGGTTGTCCATCATCGGCAGCACGCGCACGGTGCCGATGCCGGCCCACAGCGGCTCGACGAACACGCGGGTGACGTTGCCGTTGGCCTGCTGCGTCCAGATCACATAGTCGGATGCCGCGCCTCCCTGCGGCGGATTTCGTTTCTTGAAAAGGATGCGGTAGCGGAACGTCCCCGGCGGCGGATTGAAAGTGGCACCGTCCTGTTCGACGTCGGTGCCCCCGGTCATGCCGCCGGTCGCGACCGTCGCCACCGCGGCGGCATCGCCGTTTACGTCGGTGGTGCCCGATGAGATCGAAAGCGACGTGCCCGCCTGAGTGACCGTGTTTGATCCGGTGCCGACCGATTGCGCCGGCACGGTAATTGTGCCCGAGCCGGTGATCGACAAGGCGGCCAAGGCGACGAACTGCACGCCGTCGCTGCGCTGGAAGATGGCGCCGTAGGCGACGTCGTAGGAATCGGCGACGACGATCGAGATATTGCCGGCCGACCGCGTCGGCTGAAAGCGCGAGAGATTGATCTCGGCGCCGTGCAGGTCGAGATCCGGACCGTTGGCGGTGAGCGCGAATTTTTGCCGCTGGATGTCGTCGGCGAAGCCGAACAGCTCCGACGTCATGCCGCCGATCACCTTGGCGGTCGGGTTGACGTTATTCGGCCACAGCCAGGCGTCGGTGCCCGGGAGATTGGCGCGGATCGCGTTGCGCGCCCGCGTCACCAGTTGATAGAGCGACGGGATTGGAAACATTTATGGCTCGCGCGACTATTTTCAGGCCGCGGCCGCCACTACCTGCTGCCACACCAGGTTGAACTTGCCGCTGTAGACGAGCGCGCCCTTCTCGCCGAAGAGATTGACGGAGAGCGCCAGCCCGTTGAGACTCGTGATCTCGGCCGAGCAATCGATCTCGACCACCGCGCCCTGTGTCTGCAGCGGCGCCAGCGCCTGCTCCGCAAGAGGAGCCGCCCATTGCGCCGCCAAATTCAGCGGCATATTCCAGAGCACCCACAGCAGCGAGCCGAGCGGCCCTTCGCCGAGATCGGTGCGCACGTCGACGCCGTCGCCCCACCAGCCGCGCGGGTCGCCGTCGCGGACGTAAGACGCGAGCGGATGGTTTTTCGGCATCGCCTGATCGCTGAAAAGGCAAAGCACGACCGCGGTCCGCAGCGCGGCGCTGGCGGAAAGGCCGCCGGAATTCAGTGGCGCATTGCCGGCGAGCGCCCAATCGGCGACCGCGGCGGCCTCGTTCCAGACCGAATCCCACAGCAGGAACGGATCGGGCTGACAGGCCTCGTTCGCCCGAATGAGGATTTCCATGGCCGGCGGTCCGTTTTTCTTACGTATAGTTGTAATGCTCTTCGATGATGATGATGCCGCCTGTACCAGGGCCGCCGTTTGCCACAGAAGCGGTTCCTGCTGCACCGGCAACGCCGACCCAGTAGGGGTAAGATGCGCTAGGGCTCGTTATGAGTTTCTCCAGATAGCCGCCGCCGCCACCGGCTGCTCCGCCGCCAGCGCCGTTCTGATATCCGCCGCCGCCGCCACCGCCGTAGCCTGTTCCGCCGGCACCGGATTGCCCGTTGGCGCCACCACCACCGCCCATACCTAAAGGAGAGGAACCGCCGGTCGGCCCCATGCCTCCGCTTACACCGTCACCTTGGCTACCTTGTCCTTGTGATCCTGCTATGTTGACGTCGCCGCCAGAGGACGAACCGCCTAGACCGCCTGCTCCGTTGACTACCGTTCCGCCGCCGCCATTAGCGGTTAAGAACGATGATCCGAAAGTCGTGGTCCCGCCGTTTTCACCCGGCGCGGTTTGGGTTCCGGTGCCAGAACCTCCGCCGCCGGCCCCCGCCATACGGACGCGCAGCCACTTAACGCCGGTTGGGGGATTATAGGTTCCAGAGCCAAAAGTGTAGATCGTTTGTGTTGGGGCAGTCGGATTGACGGGGTTTGAGACAGATAAGGTTGATGCGGAAACACTAATGCCTGCACCGGCAGTGAACGGGATCTGCGATATCTCCGCCATCGCGGCCTCTCAGGCCCCGGCCGCGCTGATAACGCCGCTAGCAGCGACGTTGCCTTGTACCGTGACGTTACCGTTGATGGTGCATCCGCTCGGCGCTGTGATGGTGACTGCGCCGGTGCCGACGATGCGAATATTATTCTGCACGAAGCTGATCGTCTGGCCGAAGGCGTCGTAGACCGTGACGCCGCCGACCGGTTGATTTTTGGGCCGAAACTTCGCTAATTCACCGCCGAAAAAGAGCGCTTTGTCGCTGCGGCCGCCGGGACACGCGATCAGGCCGACGCCACCGGCGGGCGGGTTCGAGCTGAAGCCGAACAGCGCGACAGTCGGCACATCGGCCGGCTGATCGCCAGCGAGCCCCGATAAATTGACGAGCTGCTGGCTGCCCTGGTCGTTGACCGCCTTCACCGACGCGCGCCGCAGCATCGTGCGCAGCGCGTCGCGATCGGTGAGATAGGACGAATGCCGCGTCATCCGGGCACCGAGCCAGGAGCGAATGGCACCGGCGGCGTACCGACGTTCCAGATGCTCGAGGACGCGCTGCCGGGCGGGCTAGAGCCTTTTGCCGCGGTGCCGCCATAGGCACGCGGATCGACCAGCTCGAGGTGCGCGGTCGAGCCGCCCTTTGACGCGTGCTTGCCGGAGCCGGCGCCCCCGCGCTTCTGCGTGAACTTGATCTTCTTGATCAGCAGCGCCTGGCAGAGACCGATCCGCTCGCTCTCGACCCAGACGAGCCAGCCTGGCGTCCACAGCGTGCCGCCGGAATCGCGAAAGCCGTAGGTCACTGCGTGCGCTTTCAGCGCCTCGCCGGCCTCGCGCTGGCTGTGCGCGTCGGCTAGCGATTGCGCCGTTTCGCTGTCGATGTCGGAATCCTCGACGTGCACCAGCGGCCGGTAACGGCCGGTCGTGAAACCCGGCGCCGACGATGAAGGTGCGCTCTGCACCGGCGCGGCGCCGCCGCCCCAAACCGAAGCATCCTGCGCGGTCGCTTCGACCTGCAGCGCGGCGGCGTCGGTGCCCGAGGCGGATTGCCCGCGCACGATGATCGGCGAATGCCGATGCGCCCAGTTCAGATCGCCTTCCAAATCCTTGAGCGGCGCCTGGCCCTGATAAAGACCGCCGGCGTGGCGCTTGCTGCCCGGTTTGGTGAGCTTGAGCGAGCCGTCGTATTGGCCGCTGAGCGTCAGCCCCTGCGCGCGCGTCAGCTTTTCGCAGGCCGCAAATCCGGACTCGCCGGGCACGAGCTGATAGCTTTCGACGTCGTCGAGTTGTTGATCGGTCGCGACCGTGACGCCGAACGGCTGCGCCAGCGCCTGGGCGATCGCCAACGGCGACTGGTTCTGAAAATTGCCGGTGCCGCCGGGATCGATCGCGGCGCAGTCGATGAAATCCTGCGATTTCGACCGGCCGCTGATGGTCAATTTCTTGAAGGTCGGTTGCAGCCGATCGACATAGCCGGTGAAAGCGACGTCGTTGTTGAACTGGATCTGCAGCGGCGTGCCGGGAGCGAAGATCTGCAGCCGCTGCGCCGAAGGTGCGACCTCGAAGGAGAAACTATGCGCCGCATGATGATAGCCCGCGTCGACCTCGAAGTTCTTGAAGGTGCCCGTGAACGGCTGGCCGTTCGCCAGCACGGTTATAACTTCGGCCACAGCGCTCGCTCCGGCGCGTTAAGGACTCGGCCAATTGACCGGCATGTTCGGCGGCGCCGCGTAGCCCGGCGCCAGCGCCTCGAACGACAGCGGCATGAATGATGGGTGCACGACGTTGTTGCGCAGCACCAGGTCGACCGCGCGGGTCGGGTCCTGATAAAGCCGCCACGCCCACCACAGGGCCGGCATCGATTGCGGCGAGCTGATCGTCACCACCGGCGCCAGATTGGCCATCAGCTGCGTCAGGTATTGCACCACGGCGCCCTGCAGGTCCTGCAGCGCGACATAGACCGGAAAGCCGGCGGCGCCGGTCCAGCTGCCGAGCTCGTCGCCGACGATTTCGGCGAACAGCGCGCGCGCGGCCACCGCATCGGCCCGGCTTTGATAAGTCTGCCGCTCGAGCGCTTCGCCCCAGGCGGCGAGCGCGGCGATCCGCGCGAACGCCAGGATGGCGGCGGCGTTCGCCGCGGCCGCAACGGCATTCGGCGATGCACCAACCGCGAGCGGTGTCGGTATGACGGCCGCGAGCGCCTGATAGAGAGATAGCATCGCGCCGGCGCCGGCATCGGGATTGCCTTGGAGGCCATCGGCGAGCTGGCTGATATTGGCGCCGATTGTCGCCGCGAGGATGGCGGTCGGATCGGTGAGCGAAGGCGAAATCGCCGGCGCCTTGTCAAGCAGGGTGACGATGGCCGAGGCGACCGCCGCTACCTCCGGGTTCGGCGAATTGATCAGCGATGACGCCGGCGTCGTCTTCAGCGGCGCGGCCGCCGGATTGCCGTAGGCGATCAGCAGTGGCGCGGCGGTGACGATCGCGACATCGGCGGCGGCGACCGCTGCCGAGGTATCGGCGTCGACCGGATTGACAGTGCGCACCGTCTCGATCGCCGCGACCACGTTCGCGACCTCGTCGACTGCGCCGGCGACGATGTAATCGGCCGGATTGTTGAGCACCAGCGCGTCGGGAAACATCCCCGCGCCGGCCTGCCACAGCGCGGCGGCCTGTTCGAAGACCGTCTGGCCGAGCTGCGGCACAGAAACGAACGGCGCCGCCGGCGTCACCGGCCCGGCGGAGACAAACTTCAGATGGAAGGTGATGAAGCCGAGCTTGTCTTTGTCGCTGGTGCGCTTGAAGTCTTCGCAATGAACACTGACCGGGCCCATGATCGGCACGACCAGCGTGCCCGGGCCCTTGCTCTCGAAGATCTGCTCGAGCGCGACCGCCTGCTGGTCGGCGACGTCGCTCGCCACGTAGGCGAGACCGGAGAATTTCCGCGCCTTGATGCCGGTGTCTTCGACGTCCCAGCTTTCGGCGCCGAAATATTCATGCACTTCGGCGTCGCGGCCGCCTTCGGAATCGTCTTGCTCGAAATAGAACGGCACGCCCATATAGGACGCCGGCCACAGCGTGCTGATCCAGTCGCGGGCATAAACCATGGGCGGTCACGGCAGCATGTTGCCGGCGCCGACGTCGGGCCACGAGACGCCGCGGTTGCCGGTCGAACCGCGGACCTTGATGCCAGAGATCTCGCCCGAATGCTCGATCGCCGCATGAAGGCCTTCATCTAACTCAACCATGATCGTCATCGTGGCATTGCCGGTCAGCTCGGTCTTCGGTGTCTCGGCGGCGGCGGCTTGCCACTGTTTCTCGGCGCCGACCGAAGCCAGCCAGGCAGGCGGTTCCACCGGCGCCGGCGAGGCTTTGCCGAACCATCCGCCGCCGCCTTCCATGCCGGCCCAGCCTTGGGGACCCAGCGTTTCCGCGAGGCGCGCGTTGACCTCCTTGGCGCGCTTCGGATCGCTCATGATCGAGCCGAGCCAGCCGCTATAGGCCTCGGCCGCGATCTCGAACGGCAGCACTTCCGGTCCGAGACCGAAGCGGATCGCTTTCAGCGGCGCGCGCATCAGCGTGGATGCAAATTCCTTGCTCAGCACACCGAACTTGCCGGCCATTCCGACCGCGCTCTCGTAGGCGATCAGCGCGCCGCCGGCGATCGTCGCCGCCAGGCCGGCCTCGGTGGCCTTCTGCACCGCCGGATGCTTGTGTGCGGCCTGATTGAGGTAGGCGATGCTGTCCGCAATCGCCTTGAGCGAGCTCGCCGCCGGCTGCGCCAGCGGACCGGCAGCAACTTGCATCAAATTGGTGAGCTGCTCGGTGACGGCATGAACGCCCATGCCGACATCCTTACCCAGGAAGGTGTCGGCGGCCTCCAGCCCCTCCGCGTGCTCGATGAGTCCCCAATCCTTCATGATGCGCGATTGCTGCGTCGCGAGCACGCTGACCAATTGCTGAGCGGTCGCATCGCGAAAGACCGTAGCGATCTCGCCGAGAATCTTTGTCTTGTCGGTGATCCCCTTCTTGGCGAGCGCCGGCAGGAAAATCTCGTTCACCCAGCGATAGGGATCGGCGGCGGCGAGCTCCCAGCCGGTGACCGCACCCGGCCTGACCGACGTCACGATGCCGGCCTTGGAGATTTTGACCTTCGATTTATCGCCGATCAGGCCAAGATCGAGCAATTCGTTGGCCGCTTTCACCTGCATCCGGCCGCCGACGAGCGTCTGATAGAAAGTGCTCAACGCCTTGCCGGCCGAGGACCCGCCCATCTCCTGGGCGAAGGTGGGCGCCGTCATCAGCTGGAACCGGTCCGACAGCGCCTGCGTTGCGCCGCGACCGTATTTGAACATCGCGTAATAATCGGTGGGCTTGAGCGTGTCGCCGAAGACGTTGAGCGCCTTCGCCATATTGTCCATGTAGTGAGTGAACTTCGGCAGGTTCTGGGTAACGCCCTTGATCTCCATGCCCTTGATGAGCTGATCGAAGTCCGCTTCCAGCTCTTCGGTACGCTCGGGATGCGCACCCATGGCGACGACGCGCATTTTCGCCATCGGCTCGACGACCTTTTGCGCCTCCTCGAACGAGCCGACGATCGAGCGCGCGTTGCGCAGCATGTGCAACAGCGTGGTCTGCGACAGTGCCGGCAGCCTGGCCGAGACGCTCGCGGCCGCCGTTTCGGCCTCGCCGATTTCCTCCGGCGTCATGTGGGCGGTTTCCATGCGCACGCGCTCGTGCTGGCCGGCTATTGCCGCATGCGCGATTTTTGCCGCCAGCTCATGGGTAACGTGCGCCGCCTCGTAGGCCGTGGCGCCGGCCATTCCGCCGGCGATCAGCGGTCCAAGGTTCCGGCCGATGACCTGCGAGAGCCGTTCGATGCGCTGCAACTTGCCGTGCAGCATGTCGAGCTTGGTGCCGGCGTGGTCGATCGCCGAGCCGACGTTGAGAAAATTGCGGCCGACGCCGTCCATGCGCTTGCCGGCGGCCGCGAGCTTGTCGAATTTGCCTCCGACGGCGTCGAACATCGCGCCGGTCTTGTCGCGGCCGCTGATGACCAGCTGCGACTCGAGGACTTTCGGCGCCATTATCGTTTCCGCCTATGCCAGGCCGCCGCGCGGGCGTGCCAGCGCTGGAGCTGGCCGATCGGCAGTGCGCTTATGGCGCTACAGTCTTGCCCGGCGCCGAAGGCGAGCTCGTCGGCGAGGTCCCCGAGGCCTCGCCCGCCTCGTCGCCGTCCCGGAAAAAACTTTTCACCGCCTGGCGGA